GTAAGTACACCGTTATTCGTAACAGGCAAAAGATAACTAAGCACAAAAAAGTATTCCGAATATAGAGTGTTACTCAAACCCGTGAAGACAACTTCAGAAGCGCCTGAAGAAATTACTGTGTTTGAGATAAATTCAGTTCCAAAGTTTGGTGCTGGCACAGTGCTAGACACAAGTGCAGTAACGTGACCAAAGCCATCAAGGGTTACGTCTTGAATATAGGTGCTACCAGTGTTGTTCACACTAGCTTGGGCTGATGTGTCTGCGTGAGTTAAAGTGACTGCACCAGTTGTGCCACCACCAGTCATCCCAGAACCTGCTGTAACCCCTGTGATACTACCCACGTTAGTAGTGTAACCACTTGGGTTTGTCGCAAGGTAAAAGTCACTGGCATGGCTACCGTCCAATAAGTCAGCATCTAAGCCAGAACCAGCGCCATCGACAGTCTTAATGTCAGTCAGTAAGTCAGCAGGAGTGCTACCCGATGAGACAGCAACCCAAGCAGCGTTATTGTAAATCTTTAATACCCCAGGAGTTGTTGAGGTGTCTAGCCAGAGCTTGCCATTAGCAACCTCATCAGTAGGAGCTGTAGCCCCAGAGTGGCAAGTGTCTAGGGCCTCTAGTGCATCATTAGCATTAGAGGTGTAGACAGTGCCGTTAACATTCGCGTCTAATACGCGTGTTGTAGTAGCCATTGTTTAGTCCTTTAGTTATTGAATGAGTGTCGTAAGCCCCCGTTAAGGGGCCTACTGTTTTCTTATTGGCCTACTGCTTGCCAAGTGATCGTCCTAGCAACCCTAGCACCTGAGTTGTACACTGAGTAACTGAAGCCATCTTTTGTGATGCTTGAGGTTGTCACTGTGTCACCAGAGGAACCACCAACAACATTAAAGCCAACATAAGGAACATCAGTGCCACCAATACCACCGTAGAAGCTTGAAGCAAAGGTAACAGTTGTGTCCACACTAGCACTAGAGGTAGAGGTGCCACGTTTGTTAACGTCAGCTTTGTCTGCTGTTAGGCTTAGGTCAGATATGCTTATGCTGAAAGCTGAAGAAGCTACAACACCAGTTAACCTGAACTCAAAGGCTCTATTCCTGTAGTTGCCCACTGTGAAGGTTTCCCAGTCGGACCACGTAGGTGTGCCAGCAGGGTCATCATCAGTAGTCCTAACTTCAAAGCTGACAGATGCATCAACGATAGCACCACCAAAGCGAGTGACAGTAGCCACAGGGTTATAGTCAGCCACAACAGTTGTGCCATCAGAGATAATGGCAGTTAAGTTGGGGACTAGCCTAATGTTCTCAACAGCCCCTAAGTCTATGCTGTTGTTAAACAGATAGGTCATAGAGGTAACACCTGCATCAAGTTCTAGGTTACTACCAACAACTGTACAGTTAGTTTTAGTCCCAGCAAAGGTAGGGTCTTCTGTGATAGTTGCGATAGCATTGTATTCAGGACCAACAAAAGAGTTAAGCACCTGTGCAGCATTAACACAATAGTTACCAGAGCTATCAACGTGCTTAATCAAGTAGTAACCAGCAGCAATAGGTAGCGTTGCTGTAGTTGTTTTACCACTGATGTTAGACACGATAGTCTGAGCAATTTCCCAATTAGGGGTGACTACATCATTACGGACGTACCTGATCTCCGTAGTACCACCAGAGACAACATCTAGGTCCGTAGGTGTGTTCCAAGATAACAAGATGCCTGTGTCAGTAACCTTACTAACGAACCCTGTAGGGTCTGCTGGGATAGCTGACAGACCTAAGATAGTCTTAGTGCCAACGAGCGGAGCACCTTCGTAATCGAACCAACTAATAGGTGTGATCCTGAAGTGATAAGCACCAGCCCTAATATCGTCGTAAACATAGGTTTGACCGACTGTGTAGCCCAAGAGCCTATAAGTAGACCCGTCAGCATCCCTGTAGAACTCAACCTTATAGTCTTTAGGTTCAACACCTCCCACTGGTTCAGAAAAGCTAATAGTAGCTCTAGCTTTAACACCAGAAGCCTTGTTGGTCTGATAGAGTGTCTCAGCTACACTAAAGGATGTTGGAGCTTCTGGTATCCTTACAACTGCATTAGTTGTAGAAACACCAGTTGACAATCGGCCTAGTGGTGTTTGTGCCTTTACAGTGAAAGCAACACTCTCACCATTAGCCCATTCAGCTCTAGGGTAGACAGAGAAGCTATCGTTACTTGTTTCCCCAAGCACTTTAAGGTCACCAACACCATCTGTGTAATAGACGATGCACTTAAAGGAACCATCAGTAGGTGCAGTCCAAGTAAGTTCTGCAATAGCTGTGTGGTCCTCGTCGGGCCGTCCTGCTGTGTACGTTAGACCAGTTACAGGTTCTACTGCAAAGTCAAAGGTTGGGCGTACAGAGTAGGCAATGTCATCATTAACATTCCAAGCAAGTGTAGTGTAGTCAAAGTAAGAACACGTTAGCTTGATTGTGAAGTCAGAGTTAACTTCAATAGCTTGCACCCTGTAGACCTCATCAGAGATGTTGCAGGTAGCAGATGTGAGATTAATGAAGTCCCCAGGCTCAATGCTCAGTCCCTTCTTGGTTACTGTTAGTGAGATTACCCTAGAAGACCTTGCTTCTCTAACAAGCTGTTCTGCTGTAGCTAAGGCGTGGTAAGGGTCTGTAGTGCCATCAAGATCAAAGCTAGACCTGAATGGTTGGTTATTGTCCTCACCTAAGAAGGTCGTGTGTGTCGCTGAGAAAGTCTTAGGCCATGTGACACTATCGCTCTTAAAGTCCTCATGTTCGTTGAGGAAAGATATAGTGACTTGGTTAAGACGTTCAGATGCACTAGGCCAAGAGATTTGCACACTACTGCGAATAATGTCCTCATCTGTGAAGTAGTGGCTAGCATCAACTAAAGCATCTTGTTCCACAGTGCTAGTGGGGTAGTCAACCAGAAGCTTGTACTTGCCCTCAGAGTTCCATGTAAGCTCAGCAAGGGCCATAGTGTTAAGGATAGCTTCAATGTTGTCCCTAATGCTACTAGATGGGCTTAGGGTAATATTACACTCATAAAGCTTAATGTCCCTAGTTGTTGGGCCACCATTGATTACACCAGACACTGCACGACCTACGCTAACTGTAGTGTCACAGACTAAAGCAGCTTCATAGAAAGACTGCAGGTCAACCTCATCAACAGATAGGCCACGACCAAAGTCTGCGTTAAGCAAGTAGTCTAGTAAGCACAGTGCAGGGTTATTAGAGTAGACGTAGGTTGCAGAAAGGTTATAGAACCCTGTTACTAACTCAACAGCACGAACCTTACGACCTTTAGTTATGAACCCCATTGCAGGTGCCCCATTGTACTGTGGGTCATCACGATCTAGCTTGAATGTTGCAGATGCAAAAGCTGTGCCTGTGAACGTGTTTGTAAAAGGGATGCCGTTAGCTGAAGCAATAGGGTCAGCAGCACCACCATCTGCAAAGGTTCTTATGAGGTGGTTGAACCTTTGTTCTGTGTTGTCATAGTCTAGGTTGTTAACCTTAACCCCTACAACACCCTCAATGCCATCTTGACATAATGCGTATTGAATATGGAGGTACTCATTTTTCCTACCAACCCTGTTGCTGTTGGTAAAGCCTTGGTTGAAGGTGTCAGTACCAGTAAGTGCAGCGCTGACATAGTTACCTGTGATGTGGTGCTTTACAGCAATACCACCAAGTAGACCTTTTCCGTAAAGTATTGGCACAGGTGCAGCTTCACCATTTACAGTTAGAGTAAAGCCCTTACGTGCGTCTTCTGCTGCAAGCTGGGCTTGTTCTTGTGCCTTTTGTTTAGCCTTTAGTTGCTGTTGCTTCTTGTTTTGAACGATAACAGACGCAACAAATAAGACCACTTGGAATATTTGAAACCACATTAGACCTTACCCCACTTTATTGTTATTTCGTTTCCTTCATAGACCTCATCAAAAGATGTATCTGTGTCGCTCTTTTGGTCCATGCCATCCTTAGATGTTATGAAGGTCTTAACAAGGTCTAAGTCGGACATAGGTGAAGTCCCCTCTAGTGTTGCAAGCTTCTCCTCAAAATCATTAGAGATAGAAGGTTTATCAACAGTGCCCTTGTAGATCATCAGAACATCATTAGCCTCTGTCAATAAGTCCCCATTAGCATCCCTAAGGGCCATGAAGACTGTGATAGGCTTACCAATAACATTAAGCTTGAACTCAGGAAGCATCTCATTAAGAACCTCAGAGATAACAACAGTGTAACTCTCACGGTCAACAACAGTTGAGAACTTAGGGCTATCAAAGTCAAATAGGCCGCTATTGGCTAAGTAGGTGTTACCCTCATAGACAACATCATAACTGTTAGAAGTCAGGTAGTAGTTAGAGTTAAACTCAAGCTTAATGAGAAAAGCATAGTCTATAAGGTCACTGTCTAAGACTGCCTGTGCAGCCGTTGAAAACTGTCTCATTAGACCAAAGCCTCCACTAGGTTAACTGTCCCTGTGCTAGACAAGATGCCATCAGTGAACGTAAGGCCTCTGAGGTTACTAACGTCACGGTAATAGCTAAGGAGGACAGAAGCCCCAGTCTTAGTAGTGTGTGCAGTTGTGACAGCAGACCGCAAAGATGGGTAAACGGAGACTGCTGCAGTGCCAGCAGCAACAGCATTAGTGACCATGTAGACCTTAGTGTGGTTGCTGAACTTAATGAAAGAACCTTTGCTAATAACACCGTCATTAACAATAGTGACTGCAGTATCACCAGCAGCAGCATCAGCAAAGATAGCTAGGCTTACACTAGCAGTGTTCAAACGAGCAACTGAAGGCAACTGAGGCATAACCATAGTGTCAGCAGAAGCTATGTTGTTGATTACACCAACCAGCATGTCAGCTTCTGTAGCGTCTGAAGTAGCTGTGCTGAATGCTAGCTCCCAGCGCTGGGCACCTTGTGAGGCCCTTTGCTTGCTAAGGCTTACAGTGTCTACGTCAAAGACGGGGTCATTAGATGTGATAGAAAGCGGTGCTAAGATTTTAGCGCCTTTGAAATAGTATGCCATTTAGTTTATCCTTTGTGAAGTATCGCCCACTATAACCTAGCGTGGCTACAGTGGGCTTATAGAGGCTTAGCGCCTGTTGTTTTCCTTATTGAGCATGTTAGTACCTGCTGCAATCTCTGGCATCATCTTAACGATCTCAGAGCGAGTTAGTCTAGATACGTCACCAGTGACATTGATGTTGAACGTCTGTCCACCACCGCCACCACCAGCACCATTCATGAAGTTGTCCACTTGGGACTTAGGGACTACAAGCTCTCCAGGCTGTAGCATTGCAGGGACACTGTCAGCATAGGACTTAGAGGTTGATGTAGTTGGCACAATGCCACCATCAGCAAAGCCAAAGATAGACATAGCGGAGGCAAGGATGTCACCACCACCACCGCCCCCACCCATGCTTGAGAACATGCCTTCCATAAAGCCCCCGATAGCATCTTGCATAGGAGCAAAGAGGCCCTCAGTGAAGGAGTTGATTACACCCATAGTGAAGCTATCTAGGACACTATCAAGGAAGCCCTTCCAGTCACCACTAGCAAGCGCTGTGCTGAAGGAGGACTTCAGGCCACTTACGAACTGTTCAGCTGTGGTCTCATAGAAGGTCTTGGCGTCTGGAGTAGCAGCGGGTTTAGTGCCACCAGCACCACCAGAGCCACCAGCACCACCAGAGCCACCAGAGCCACCAGAACTACCATAGTCACCTAAGTCCATTGGCCTCATCATTGGGCGTGTTTTACTTAGTGCCCCAGCCATCCGCTCACTTAGTGCAGTAGCTGTGATAAGCTGACCATCAAAGACAACCATCCCATCAACTGCACCATCAATAGCTGCTTGGATACGTTCAACCTCTGCTGCTGCTTCTGCAAAGCCTTCGTCTAAACCTTTTGTCAGGTTGTTCATGCTATTCATGTCAGTCAGGATGCCAGCAATAGATTGCTCACGCTCCTCATAAGCATCAGTTCCTTCCCTGATTGCATTAAGGCCCTCACGCTGTAGCATGTAGTTTGACTGTAGCATCACCATCTGTAGTGCTGCTTCAGCTTTAGCCTCATCACGTTTAGCAGCAGCAGAGCGAAGGTGCGCCCTAGCTTCTGACAGCTTTGCTACAGCCATAGATTGGCTCATGCTAACGCCTGTCCCCATTAGGGTGAACAGGAGGTTAGCTTGTGTGATTTCGTCACCCATAGCTAAGACTACGTTATCAGTAGCATTACCAAAGTTAGTTGTAGCTGTGTTAGCACCAGCCATGCGGTCATTGAATGCAATAAGGTACTCAGAGACAGTGCCAATCCAACCAGATAGGTTGTTTGCAATCATGTTAGTGATAGATGTTCCAACGTTATTAAAACCAGCACTCATAGAAGTTAGGTTTGCAATAGTATCCTCACTAAGCAACACACCTGCTGAACTTGCCATCTCATTAAGACCAGCAGCATTGTCCCTGAGTAGTGGTAGTAGCATTGTGCTATCAGAGGCTATAGCTTCCATATAGAAAGTCATTTGCTCTTGGGATAGGTTAGCCTTCTCTAACGAGTTAACGTATAGCTGAAGCCCCTGTTCTCCTGATAGCCCTACAAAAGCATCTTTGGTGATGCCCACTTTAGGGGCAATGTTCTCAAAGAAGTCCACCATAGGACCGCCACCATTCTGGAGGAAGTCATGTGTTTTATCATTAACATCTTTGATGATGTCCGAGTATTTCTCCATAGAGATGCCAGCTTTAAGAAGGGCTGGTGTGATCCTCTGTAGACGATCTGTTGAAGCACCAGTTAAATCGGACATAACCTTTAGCTCTTTAGCTACGCCTGTTGCGCTACCAAGGGCCTTACCTATAGCTAGTCCTACAACAGAAGCCACAGCCCCCACAGCCATAAGTGAGGTCTTCATAGCCGCAAACTGTTTCTTCTGATCGTCAGACCACTTCTTAGAGTGGCCTTTGGCTTTATCTAGGTCTTTCTTTAGCTTAGCACTATCGGCACTAAGGCCAATGGATAGGTTTGCAATAGTTGCCATTGTCTAGCCTTTCATTCGCTTCTTGTTGAGGGCTTTAGCTTTCTTCTCAATAGCTGGTCCCAGTGTATCTTTAAACCTCTTGAGCATTCCCATATGCTCCCGCATAAAGATACTCTCAAGGACGTGTTGTGCTGCCACCTCTTGTGTACCGAACTCAACAGCTAGAGCTTGCGACCAAAGACTTGGACTAGACCAGAACCAACCTGCACGCCCTGCGATGATTGTGGTGTTGTTATAGTGTGCACTGGACAGCATCTTTCTTGTTGGTGCACCTATGGTGACCTTTGTGCTATCCCTTAGCGTACCTTGGTCAACTGGGGTCTCCTGAGTTACCTGTTGCTTTATAGGCTTCATAGCAGCCACTACAGCGGGCCTCATGGCCTGTGTAGCAGCCTTACCACCGTATTCCTTTTGCAGCGCTAAGAGAGCCGCCTCAAGCTCCCTCAGGCCCCTTACCTCAATGTAGTCTGAAGACATTATGTTAATTCCTTAATCCATGCTGGTGCATCTTCTGAGGGCAATACAGAAAGCATCTGCATAGCTAGATGGTCCTTCTTAGAACGCTCTCGTTTAGCTTGCCCTTGCCCAAGAGAATGGAAGTCTTCAACAATTGGAAACATCTTGTAAAAAGGTAGCACAGGCGTTGCCTTGTACTTCTTGCCTTGAGCTACAGCAACAGCAACCTCCTTCTGGAGATGTTGAGAGCAATAGAGCGAATAGACTTGATAGGCTTGCCCATAAGGCCCCCATAAGCCACCTTGTAGGGTAACATAGAGGGCCTTGGCATCTTCTAGTGGTAGGTCATCCACGGTGGACAAGTTAGAGCCATTGGCAAGCATAAAGGTTCTAACTTGGGTTAACCACCGTGTCTTTACTTTCCCAAGTCTTTAGCATTCGGGTTCATTGTTTCAGC